GTGGAAGTGGCGGTAGTGGAAATACTTATATTTATGGACTTCCATTTACTTCTGCAAGTAACGCTGGAAATGCTTTACAAGCAGTTTATATAGGTTATTTTGATACTTTTAATGCAAACACAATTTTTGTAACTGGTTTTGTTAGCAATAATGCAACTTTTATAAATTTACACAATGTTCCATCTGCCAATACTGGAGTAAGCCAACTTGCTTTTTCAACATATATGAAAGCAGGAGCAACATTCATTATTTCAGGTAGTTATCAAACCGCTTAAGGATAAAAAATGGCACTTACAGAACGCACAGAAATTGACAGAATTGAAGTGGTAAATGATTGGAATATACAAGTCCGTCAAGCAACAACTATTGAAAGAGATGGTGAATTTGTATCTAATTCATTTCATCGTTGGGTATTAACACCTGATATGAATATTACAGATCAGGACGAAAAAGTTCAAAAAATTTGTAAAGCAGTTTGGACTAAAGATGTTAAATCTGCTTATAAAAAATTTAAAGATGAACAAATAAATACATAGTATTTAACAAAATACTAGATATAATAAATAAAAAATAAGACACGAAAGACGCATTCTGCAAGTGTGTAGATGCGTAACCACCGAGAATCGGGACTTTTTAAAGGTGTCTTATGGCTATATTTAATAAAAATTCTCTTACCCAAGTATCGGGCTTTGATAATCCAATCATTGCTGGCGAATTAGTTTGGGAACAATCAACTTATTGGAATCTTGTCATTACAACCTATGACAATGTGACTCCAATTGATTTAACTGATGCTACGATTGATGCTCAAATCATTCGTAGAGCCATGTCTAATATTCAAGACACACGAAATGGATTGACATTTGATATTGCAAATTACAGTCCTACACCGACTGCAATACCATTGACTATTACAAATCGTGACGATGCATTAGGCAAATTCACATTGGTTATTGATGATTCTGCATGGGATTTAATTTCAACTGATCCCGAATTAGATATTAATGCACAGGATTGCGTAGGCTTTTCAGGTCGCATTAAGATTAGTTTCCCGTCAGGTGCTAACCCACAAAACGACTATATTATCTTTTTGCTATTCTTAGTTCGTTCTGATGGCATCATTGTGGAGTAATCATGGCAAATATTAAAGTAAATGTCATTGATCAAAACAATGTCAATATTGCAGTTACACCTACACCTAATCAAGTTATCACTATTGATCGTAGTGCCACAGGAGTTGGCATTGAATCAATCACGGCAGTTGATATTGATAATCAAACCTATTTAGATGTCTTATATACCGATGGGTCTACACAACAAGTAGGACCTTTGACATCAGGTGTTTACTTTGGTGTAAGTCCTATTACAGTTACAGGCGATGAAATCAGCCTAGACGATACTGCGGTAACACCCGACACATATGGAACTGCATCTAAATCGGTAACATATACAGTCGATACCAAAGGTCGATTGACTGCATCGCAAGAGCAAGACATCGCTATCTTGTTATCACAAGTAACCGATGCTGGCACATTAGCGGGTCAAGATACGATCACGGCAAGTCAAATTAGTGATGCTGGCGATCCCAATGGTGTTGCTACGCTTGATTCAAATGGTCAAGTTCCATTAAGTCAAATTCCCGCATTAGGTGACCTTAACTATCAAGGCACATGGAATGCATCGACTAATACACCTACTTTGACATCATCAGTTGGCACAAAAGGCTATTACTATGTTGTCAGCGTGGCTGGCACAACAAACCTTAACGGGATCACAGATTGGCAAATTGCCGATTGGGCGGTCTTTAACGGCTCTGTATGGCAAAAAATTGACAACACCGATGCCGTCACTTCGGTAAATGGTTATACAGGCACAGTCGTTTTGACAAACACAGACATTAGCGGCTTCGGCACTATGTCAACTCAGAATGCAAGTTCTGTTGTTGTGACTGGTGGAACTATTGACGGCACAACGATTGGCGCGACAACTCGCTCATCTATCGCTGGCACAACAGAATTGATTGGCCCATCCGCATCGGCAAACTTCACTCGTTTTCCAAACGCTTTGTCTGTCGTATCAAACATTGCGTCAGGTGTTCAGCATGATGAATCGTTGTATATCGGTCAAATGTCCGAAGCAACATCGGTTGGAAACACTTGGGGTTCTGGTGTTTATGGCGCTGGCTATACAAACTCAACTGGAACAGGTCGCGGAACTGGTGTAACTGGCGAAGGCCACGTTTCTGCCGCATCCGATACTGGTGTTGCGGTTGGTGTTCGCGGTTATGCAAATGACACTCACACAGGCAATTACAACATTGGCCTGTATGGTGACGCAGAGAATGGCGATGCTGGATTGACATACGGTGGCAATGTTGCCTTGTTCTTGGCAAACGGTAACATCGTCACATCTTCTGCCGCTGCAAAGACTTGGTACATGGGCGGAGACATTACGTTCAATGGTCAAGGCACAGCCAAGACTATTGGCGCAACAAACGGCGCTGTGTTTGCTTTGGGTACGCCAACAAGCGGCACATTGACCAACTGCACTGGTTACACCTACGCAAACTTGGCTGGCTCTGTTCCGACATGGAACCAAAACACAACTGGCTCCGCTGGCTCTGTTGCAAACGCATTGACCATTGGCACTGGTTTGAGCGGCACTTCGTACAACGGCTCGTCTGCCGTGACGATTGCTTTGGCAAACACCGCAGTTACTGCTGGCTCGTACACTGCGGCAAGTATCACTGTTGACGCTCAAGGTCGCATCACAGCCGCATCAAACGGCTCAAGCGGTGGCGTTACTAGCGTTACTGGCACTGCGCCCGTTGTATCAAGCGGCGGCACAACTCCAGCAATCAGTATGGCTGCGGCTACTACAAGCGTTGATGGTTACTTGACTGCTGCCAATTGGAATACCTTTAACGGCAAACAGGCTGAATTGGTAAGTGGCACAAACATTAAAACTATAAATAGTCAAAGTCTGCTTGGTTCTGGAGATATTTCTGTTTCTGCATTCTCATCTGGCACAGTAATGCTATTTGTGCAAACCGCAGCGCCGACTGGTTGGACGAAATCTACCGCGCATGACAACAAAGCATTGCGTGTTGTATCTGGAACAGCTAGTTCTGGCGGCTCAGTTGCGTTTACAACTGCGTTTGCAGCAAGCCTTTCTGCTGGCGCAACAACGCTCAGCACAGCTCAGATGCCATCTCACAACCATACTTTAGGGATGACTGCGCGAGTTGGGTGCGGTTCAGGGCCGTCAGCCGCTGACAGTGGAGGTGGCGGCGCTCTATCCTCGGGAAATCAAGGTGGTGGCGGTTCGCACACCCATACACTGCCAAGTTTTGCTGTGTCATACGTTGACACAATCATCGCTACAAAGAACTAAACCATGAAGATAGAAGCAAAAGCAAACTGCCCCCTTGATGGGTTCAACCCATGTCGCAAACTTGATTGCGCTTGGTTCATGCAGATTCGAGGCAAGAACCCTAACACTGGTGAAGACACAGATGAGTGGGGCTGTTCTATGGCATGGCTTCCTGTATTAATGATTGAAAACTCGCAGCAGCAAAGACAAACAGGCGCTGCGGTTGAATCATTCCGAAACGAAATGGTGAAGTCTAACGAGGTTGGCCAACGCGTCTTACTTGCAGCCGCTGGTGTTTCCCCGCAAACGCAACAACTGATTTTGGAGGTAAAGAAATGAAACTTACAATTATTCCTTTAGACGGCGCGGTTTATAAAGACGGCTTTTCGTACAGTGGCCTTGACCTTTCAATTGCACCAGAAAATGTCCACGCTTTTCAGTGGAATAACAATTCTGGTTGGATAGAGTTTAAAAATGAAAGTGAGTTCTGCAAGCCTGCAAATCAGAATATTAACGAAATCCCAAGTTGGGCCAACGCTGCTTTGGAAAAGTGGAATGAAGCAAAGGCTGCGGAAGATGCGGCAAAAGAGGCGGCAATTCAAGCGGCTCTTGAATTGCAACCAATCAGTCAAGGCGCTCAAGACCTATGACGCAAATCATCCACCTTTCCCATCAAGCTAACTTTTCATTCTAAATTATGGCAACAATTAACTTAACAGAAGCTAGACTCGATACACATGAGGAGGTCTGTGCAATGCGATACGAGCAAATCAATGCTCGACTAAAGCGCCTTGAGGCCATCATCATCAAAGCGTTTGGAATTATGACTGTGGGAATGGCTGGAGTAATCTGGTCAACCTTGCTGCCTCACGTTAAGTGATGTGCTTGACCCGATAACCATCGGCCTAGCAATCAAGGCAATGCAGGGTGCTTTTACGGGCATCCAGTATTGCATGGATGCTTTGTCCGATGGCAAGGTTCAAGTCCAGAAAATCAAGAAAGCTGCGGAAGATGCCCAAGCCATCGTAAAAGAGGTCAAGGGCATTTGGGGAATCATTCGTGGATTGTTTGGAGCAGCTCCGCACAAAGAGCCGTCTGCTCCAAACATTCAAGTCAACGACACCAATGTCGCTGACACCACAAAAAGCATTACAAAAGCCAAGACCAAGGAAGTGTTCATAAAACACATTCCAACCGAGGCGGAGATTGTTCAACAGTTCGTTACCCACGTTGGGGACTTCTATCACCATCATCGTGAGCTGACTGAACTATACGAAACTAAGTCAGATGAGGTCTATGCAATGGATAGGCCAGACCCCAGAGACATCCTCCTACTTTCCCAAATTAGGCATGAGCTTGATGGGGCATACATGAAGCTCAGTGGGATGATGCGCGGCGCTCATGTACCCCCGCAATTAGGCCCATTGTGGGACAATTTCCACAAAATATACGAGAACGCAAAAGACAAACAGGCCGCCAGGCGGGAACGTGAACGTATCAGGAAACAGCAAGAGTCATGGCTACGCGAGGAGGAATATCTGCAAAGGGTAGAACTAACAGCGGCAGTGTTTCTAACCTTGCTATTCGTTCTGGAGCTGTGGGCCGTATGGATAAACTCATTTACAGATTGATTGTGGGATTGACTTGCCTGATATTGGCAATCGTCCTCATAGTCACTCCAATCGTCACCAAGATGTTCATTGAGATGGATAGGCGCGACAAGCGTATGGCAGAGCTGGAGAAAAGGTTACAGAAAAAGATAGAACAGTTTGAACAACCTGACAAACCGAAAGGCGAATGATGCTATCTTTATTTTCAACCCTTGGCGGCTTATTGCTGTCCATGTTCCCAAAGCTGATTGAACTGTTCCAAAGCAAGGCAGACCAAAAGCACGAAGCTGAACTAGCCAGAATCCAAACAGAGCGTGAGTTGGCTTTGGCTGCGGCTGGCTTTACTGCCCAAGCAAAAGTTGAGGAGATGCGAACAGACCAAGTTTCCATCCAAGCTGATGCCGCAATGACTCAGGCTGCTTATTTGCATGAAGCAAAGGTGCTGGAGAAGGCTGCACCGTGGGTTTCAACCTTTGTTGGCACTGTGCGTCCTATCGTCACCTATTTGTTTGTTCTAGAGCTTGTATTCATCAATGCTGGCCTTGGCTACTATGTGTGGTCACATCCAGAGATGATTAAAAGCGTTGAAGACTTGGTGAAAGTCGGCAATGAGATTTTCAGCGAAGATGAAATGGCTATGCTTGGCGGCATCATCGGTTATTGGTTCGGCTCTCGCGGTAACAGCAAGAAATGATTACCAGCAACGAAGGCATTGAGCTGATGCACAAGTTTGAGGGCTATCGTGATAAGCCCTACCAGTGCAGCGCCGCCATGTGGACGATTGGGTGGGGTCATGTGATCTATCAAGACCAAATCAAATACCCTATCGTTCGCAAGGAAGGCTACACAGGGATGCTCAGACCTGAGTACCCCTTAAAACCAGAAGACAACAGAGTGTGGAGCAAAGATGAACTCAAAGAGATATTCAGAAAGGACATCCGAAGTTTTGAATCTGGTGTTCTTAGACTTGCTCCCAATTTGGTTGGTCGTCAAGGTGCTTTCGACGCTTGCGTTGCGTTTTCCTTCAATGTCGGATTGGGGAATTTTCAGCGGTCTACTATTCGGATGAAGATTGGTAGAGGGGAGTGGGATGCCGCTTCCGAAGCATTTATGAGTTGGACTAAAGCTGGCGGGAAAGAGCTGCGTGGCCTTGTGCTTCGTCGCACTGCTGAACGCAAGCTCTTTGAGACTTCTATCGAGAAAGATAGCTGACGGCAATCAGGAATGCTGTGACCGCAATGATGGCGACAGCAAAGATGAATGCGACTAGGTTAATGATGTTTTCCAATGTTGTGTTCCTTTGCTTCGCCTAGTGTTTCAAAGTATTCATCGCAAACCTTGCATCGCCATAAGACTTGTCTTGTGAACTTTGCAAGGTTTTCTTGCCTACCCTGATAGCTTGTTAAAACCCTTGAGTCGCCCCGTAGAGACATCACGCTCTCTAAGTTGGACGGCAATTTTCGATTTGTTGACTTGTTCACGAATCTTCTTGACTTTGGGTTTCGGCTCCACCTTTGGCTCCAGTTTCGGCCACGGTGCATTGGGAGCTAGAACTGTCTTGTACTTTGGTGATTTTGTCAAATGCTTCATCTTCTTCTTTTGTCCATTGAATGTTGTCGTAACCGCTTGACCATTTCTTTTGGTCTGTTGGTCGTTGTGTTGAGCCTTTGCCGCCGTCACTCATAGAACCTCCGCTGACTTGAGCTTTCCAGTATTCCCATCAAAAATGATTTTTATTTGGTCGCCGTAATCGTTCATTTTTGTGAAGCAACTATCAATTGACAATTTGCCGTCCATATCAAAAACACCATAATAAACATGGTCTGGCTTTGGTTCTGGCTTGATGCGATATTCCGTTGTCTCTCTCCAATACGGATTTACCGCTTCAACGTCAGTCCATTGCTTAGTAGTCTTACTCCAATATTCAATCAAAGCTCCATCTGCCCAAGCCTTGATGAGTTCTGCGTGTTTGTGAGGCTTCATTTCTTTACCCCTTTTGGCATCCCTGCTCTTGCATAGACATAGAAATCAGTGTTCTCTAATGACGGTTGTTTAGCGCGAGATAGAGCGCCAAACTTTTGACCATTGGTTTTTTGTCCAGATTCTTTACGAAGTGTGGACATGAACTGTGGCATATACGTTTCGACGTAGGCAGGGTGGAATGCGTTAATGCTCATAGCAACTCCCATCCAAACACAACTGACAACCAAAGAACCTTGCAAAGCAATCCAAGGCCAACAAGGAATAGCGCCGACAAGATGACGCTCCAAACGATATTGAGAAATGATTTCACCAGAAAATCCAATCGAAAAAAATTGCTGCGGCTACAAGTGCAAAAAGTATGTGTGTATCGGTTATTGACATTTCATAATCCTCTGCTGACGACCTGATTTTCCTACTCGCGTACCCTCTATCTTGATGAGATTCTTTTCCAGAAGTGCTTTGTATCTCGCTGTTACGCTTGAATAGGGGAGCGTGGGGAAAAGTTCTAGAACTTGGTCGCTGATACATCCGTTGTCTCCAAATGATTTGATGGCTTCATAGACCATCTTTTCTGTTTTTGTTGTGTCTATTTTTTCTGCTGCTTCAAATGATGTCTGTGGGTCGTTTTTGCGAAATAGTCTTGCGATGTGTGTTCCAAATTTAATCATGTGATGTCCTGTTGTGTCTTATAGGTGGGGGTACTCGCTGCGTCTGATGGCATTGCAACCATTACCCACGATTTCAAGTCGTGATGGTATCCACCAGCATCCGCTTTCCCCCCGTGAAACTTACTTAGTTTCTTCCAGTTCCATTTGGTCTGGAGATTTTGCATTCTCAACTGAGCAGCCTTTGCTGATTGCCTCAACCAAATCATCCTGTGTTGCCACACGGAGAGTCAGCATTGAGTTTGCAACATGAGACAAAGCCTGTGAACGAACACTTGCTTTGACCAAACGGATGTCTCCGCTTGGAGTGCCAACGAGGTAGATGCGCTGTGTAGCCATGATTACACCCCGCAGCCACAAACTTGCTTGCCATTCATGCCGATGTAGCAACGATATGGAGCGTATTGAGGGCAGGAGGCGGCGGCAATGCCAGAAGCGACCAAGAGAGCGATAGCGATGAGCTTTTTCATGTGATGTCCTATTTGATGGTTAAACGGTCTTTGCGAATAATCTGAGCGCCGCCAATTGCTTCGCCTGCCAAGATTGCATTTTTAATCTTGGTCTTGCTTGGCTCTGGTGGCTTCGGGTCATTGCAAAGCTCTGGTGGAAAGGTTGCCCCTTCGTCAATCTCAACCGATTCATCTCGGCCAACATACAGCTTCACTTCAAAAGAGCCATCATTGGCTTTAATCTCTGTGATGCCTGAGACTTTCATGTTGTCAGCAAGGTATTCACGAAGCCGTTTGGCCTTGTTTTCCCTTGATGTTTGGAGAGCCTTAATACGCTTGATGGCGCTCTTGGCTTGTTCAGCTTCTGATTCGGTGTTCAAAACGTAGGCCGCAACTTGTTCAATTTTTGCACCAAGCACAATACGGTACGACTCAAACTCAGGCTTGGCTACACCGTCCTCGTCGAACAGGTCGTCAAGTTGGTTGCGAAACTCATGGGTGAGTTGATAGAGGGATGTCATTTAGAACCCTTCGCGTGGCATTGCTGCCAACTCTGCGTACTGTGGGGACTTCTTGATGGTGTCAGACAACCATTCTGGCAAAGTCTCAAACACTTGCCAATCAGGTTCATCCAAGTTGAATGTCACAACTTCATGGTCTGGTTGTGGCTTGGAGTTCTTGAGAGCGGATGGCAAAGGGGTGATGGCGGAAATGTTCGTGTACGTCTTGCCGTCTTTTTCGCTGGTCGTGATGTTCAACATACAGTAAACATTCAAGATGTTTGTGATGTCAAAGCCTTCCAACTCCTCTGGTGAGAAATCACGGCCACGCCAAGAGGTCAAATCCTTGCGTAGACCAGCCTTTTCGTTGAGGGATAGGGTGTAGGTCTTCCCAATGGTCATTTGACGCTGTACGCCGTCAATTTCGACCGTCAGGGGTGCGCCTGTTTCGTCTTCTCCAAACACTTCCCAACCCAAACGGATTTTGTGTTGTACGGATTGACCAAACTTTCCATCTGACAACTGTTCGCCCATATCTACCAAGAGGTAGCAACGAGCAACGTGAGAGCCAACTGGAATGCGTTTGAAGTCAGCATTACCTTTGTCTTTTGCAATAAATCCCATTTTCTTCTTTCGTTTAAAAACCGCAATTACAGGTCTGCGGAATGACCTTTTTTCATCTGCTCAATCAATTCTCGTTGGCGGTACATGATTTCTTCGGTGTCTTCAAGGAGGTGGCAAAGCTGTCTGATGGTTGTTTCAAGGTAGCCAACTCTGAATGCAAGTCTGTCATTCGCTTCATTTGAATGAAATTCAGAAGCAGTCTTTGCTTTGTCCAACAAAATCTGGGCATCCATGTTATCCCCAAATCTTGAAGAAAAGGTAGCCAGCAAAGAAAGAAAGTGACACATAGCCCCAAAATTCTGTACTGATTTCCTTTGGAGTGTGGGCTTCAAACCACACTGAACGCTCAAGCATGGCGTTGTGTTCAACAGTGTTGGGGAACGCCTCGTCCATTGTGCGCGGGTACATACGGGTGGTGTTGTTCATGGCTGATTCCATTCTTCAATGACTCGTTTCATGTCAATCTTGCAGTATTGCTCAATTTCGTCCTGCTCGGAAGGCGTGAGGTAATCCCAAATGTCCTTTTTGTCACGAATGACGCTGATTTCAAATTGGTCTGGTTCGCCAACTGACTTGTCGCCCTCTGAGAACACATAGTTCACCAGAACGTCAGGGTAGGTTTCTGTTGACCATTCATCAAGGTAATGAATGAAGCTGCTGGATAGGTTTTTCATGTCTTTTCCTGTTTAACATCCGCATCGGACAAACGTAGTATACACAACTAAACAGTCGAGTAAAGTAATCCCGACTAAGTTGAAGGGTCTATACCAGTATAGAGAAATCAACTATAATCCAATACATGAAAAAACAAGACGCAATCAAGTTGGCTGGCAGTGCCATCAAACTCGCCAAGGTTCTCGGCATCACAAAGGGTGCTGTGTCTCATTGGGGTGAAGACATCCCAAAGGGACGAGAGTATGAACTTCGTTACATCAAGCCTGAATGGTTCCAAGGGGAGAAAAAGAAATGAGCTACGCGCCAGAATCAGAAACAGACGCTCTCATTAAGCTAGACACACGAACGCCAGCACAGAAAAAGTTGGATAAGATGTTTGATGAACGATGGGGTAATGAGCAAGGCGCAGAGCCAGCTCAAATCCTCTATCAAATCGCACTTGAGTTAATCGAAAAGGACATGAAATGAGCTACGCAGAAGTCGAAATGAAAGTCATCCAATGGTCGGAGGCTCGTAAGATTATTCCGAACAGCACCCCTATTGCCCAATGGAAAAAGGCCGCAGAGGAGTTGGATGAACTTCGTGATGCTTTGGTCAAGAATGACCTTGCAATGGCGATTGACGGCGTTGGTGATACCGTGGTGTGCCTCATCAACATTTGCGCCTTGTTGGACATCAACTTGGTCGAATGTTTGAAGGTTGCTTACGAAGAAATCAAAGACCGCAAGGGTACGATGAACGCAGAAGGCATTTTCGTCAAAGAAGTGTGATATAGTTTTTGAAACAGCGGCTAGGTTGGGCCTGATCTCCCAACCGAAAAGGGTTTCCCCCTTCCCCTGCCGATTGTTTCTCCATCTAAGGGCGGCTAAAAAGTTGGACAAAAATGCTATTACAGCCAAAGAATTGGGCGCACTTTCAGCACTATAAAGATCGCTGCCCACCGTGGATAAAGCTCCACCGCGACCTCCTAAATAACCGAGATTTCATGCGCTTGCCATTGGCTAGCAAGGCGCTAGCGCCAATGCTCTGGTTGCTAGCAAGTGAGTCCAAAGATGGGCAATTTGATGGCTCACTGGATGAGCTAGTCTTTCGCCTCCACATAACCCCCAAAGAATACGAAGATGGCTTGAAACCGTTGCTGGATAAGGGTTTCTTCATTGCTGATAGCAATATGCTAGCAGAGCGATTGCAAGTTGCTATCCCAGAGACAGAGACAGAGGGAGAGAGAGAGACAAAGAAAGAGACAAAGAAGGTCGCTGTCGCTCCCGTTGTTTTGCCAGATTGGATTCCTTTGGTGACATGGCAGGCATTTTTGGAAATGCGGAAGAAAATCAAAAAGCCTCCGACTGATTACGCTATGCAGCTCATCATCGACAAGCTGGCGAAGTTCAAGGCAAACGGGCAGGATGTCCAAAAGGTCTTGGAGAAGTCAATCACCGCTGGTTGGCAGGATGTCTTTGAAATCCATGACAAGCAACCGTTTGGCAACAAGTTCGATGTAGCGCACATCACTACACCGCCGCCACCAAACCAAGACGCTGCTCTCAAGAAGATTGCGGAAGACCGAAAGAAGGCTGTGCCAATGCCTGCCGACATCAAGGCGAAGATGGCTGAATTGACAAAGGGGATGAAGGTATGACTATGTTGACAAAAGAGCAAGCTGCAATCATTGGCGTTTACACAGGTTTTTCTTGCGGCCCCTTCTCTGACGTTCACGAAAAATTTGAGAAGCTGTTAGGCCGACCAGTTTGGACGCATGAAATGGCCGATAAGGAAATTTGGAATTTGGCTAAAGAAAAAGTGAAAGATGAATTTTTGGCTTTGTGTTTCAAGGAGGAGAAATGATTGGCAACGAAAAAACAGAAAGAAGCCCCAAGACTGTTTGGGCCACCACTGGAGCGCCCAAGCACTTACAAAGGCGGAATAACCCAAGCGGAGTTGGAACACATGAGGGATTGCGAAGCCCGAGAGTGGATAAGACGATACAAGGAAAAAGCGAAGACGATTGGTGCGAGTGGAGCTGCAAATTGGTGGCAAGACCACTTAACGGTAATGCAAAAAATCAGAGGCGAGTTCGCTACTTTGGATTTGAGGCGGCGCATGACTGAACAACAGAAACAGGAGAAGAAAAGATGAGTTTTAAGACATTGAAGGTAAAAGTTGAGTTTGACATGGTTGTTTCCGAGGAAAGGTTTGATGCTGCCATACCCGGATTGAGCTATGAGCTGCTTCACAAGATTCGTGTTGCTTTATCCGATTCAAAGGATTACATGATTTCATTGCCAAAAGTCACAACAGAATCGGGGCCAAAGTGAGAATCGAACTCGACTTCCCTCCTGCCGAACTATTCCCAAACCGCGCAAAGGGAACGCATTGGGCCAAGCTGTACCAAACTCGCAGTGACTACCGCGAAGGTTCAACATGGCTTGCCAAACACCAGATTAAAGATTGGAAGCATGACGGTGGAGACATCCGCCTCAAGCTGACATTCATCATGCCCGACAAACGGATGCGTGATGCTGATAACTGCCTTGCGGCAGCTAAAGGTGCGTTGGATGGACTGTCAGATGCCTTGATGGTGAATGACAAGTTCTTCCAACCCATCGAAATCCATCGTCAATTTGGCGATAAATCAACTCGTAAACTTATCGTGGAGATAGCATGACAATACAGAAGACCCTCAAAGCCCGTCAAAAGACACACGGCAATTTTCAGACTCACGCAAAGATTAGTCAGCAACTCAAGGCTGTGCTGTGGGAGCATGGCTACCAAGAGCTTGATGATGACCAAGTGGAAGCCTTGGAAATGATTTGCCACAAGATCGCTCGGGTTTTGAATGGCGACCCAAACCACAAAGATCATTGGCATGACATTGCTGGTTACTCAACGCTCATCGCTGATCGTCTGTGAAGTACAAGCTCTACGAAGAAAAGCAAGCCCACGCCACCATGTTGGCGGTGTGGAACATCATCAAAGAGACATTGCAAAGCGGCAAAAAGATTGTTTTGGAAGTCAAAGAAGAAACTCGCACCAACGAGCAAAACGCTCTGATTCATGCTTTGATTGCAAGGATTGCCAAACAAGCCGAACACGCAGGCTCCAAATGGGAGGCAGAAGATTGGAAACGGCTTCTGTTGGCTATGTGGTCAAAAGACTTGGGAAAGATCGTGCCAAGCCTTGATGGTGAAGGCGTTGTCCAGCTTGGATTGCAAAGCAGAAAACTCACAAAAGCAGAAGGCGCGGAGTTCATCGAATTTATTTACGCATGGGCTGCACAAAATGGCGTAGATTTGGTATAGTCAAATCAATGGCTACCTTTAGCGGGGGAAAAGTCGATTCGTTACCGACCTGCCATTGCTTTTTTTGTAACGCTTCCACCAATAACGAGGTGCGACATGGCAAGAATCAAAAATCTACTTGGTCAACGATTTGGTCGTTTGCTTGTAACTGAATATGCTGGATTGACAAAAGACCACAAAGCAACATGGAAATGCGTTTGTGATTGCGGAGTCCAAAAAGTTATTTTGTCGAGAAGTCTTAAATTTGGCTCATCAAAATCTTGTGGATGTGTCAGAAAAGAAAATGCAGCTATTGCAGTTGCAAAAGTTCTTACAGTTCACGGGAAAACATCTGGCGGCAACAGCAAGATTTATCGAATTTGGGCAAACATGATGACACGATGTGGAAATCCTAAAGCCTCAAATTACAAATATTATGGCGGCAGAGGAATTAGTGTTGACAAACGATGGCATTCATTTTCTAGTTTTTTTGATGACATGGGTGACTGTCCAGATGGTTTAACTTTGGACAGAATAGATGTAAACGGCAACTATTCAAAAGAAAATTGTCGATGGGCAGATTGGGCAACTCAATGTGCAAACAAAAGAAAAAATGTTAAATCACTGGAATCTATGGTATAGTTATCTCAACCCAATCAAGGGTTACACAAGATAGGACAAGATATGACAAAGTGGAAACAAAAACGCCGTGAGCGTGAACAGTTGGTTCGAGATATTGCTGTGGCATCTGCCCCTGTTTTCTTGAAGATGATTCTGGAGCAGTCAATCAAACACAACGCCAGCGAGAAGCAAGCGCAAGAGCTTCGACAAACCGCAGCCGAATGTGCTTGGGCGCATGGGGAAATCATGGCGAGGGTTAAGCCATGAGCAATTGGCCTTTCCCACCAGTAACAGGCGCAGTTCCTTGGACTGCCAAACAAATCAAAGCGTACAACCAAGCGCAACGCGCACAACTGCCCGAGGCTCCGTTATGACCACTGCAACAGCAAGCATCAAAGTAACTCCAGAAATCATGGCTCAAGCATTTTGGGCAATGTGTTCAACAGAGCAAATTAAGTTTTTTGCTGAGTTGGCAAACGTCATCAAAGAAGACCATAAGACAAACAAAAGTGCGTACAGCCTTGGTGAACTTCAATGGTGCCAAATGGCAGAAGACATGAAGAAAAAAGAAAACAAAGAAGCCAGAGAGATGTTGATGACTATGGCATCGTTTTTGTACTGGCACACACTTGCATATAAGGATTCGCTATGAGTAAAGAAGCAATGAAGCTGGCGCTTGATGAATTGAAGCACATCAAACAAACGTGCTTGAGTTCAATGGGTATTAGCTTGGTAAATGAAAAAGTGTTGACAGCCCTAGAAGAAGCACTAGCCAAGCAAGAGCAGGGTGAGCCTGTGGCGTGGGGCAACTTCAAAGAAGACGGTACGCTTGTTGGATTAAGCCAGCACCCAGAAGACCAAGCAAATTGGACAAATAAAAAGCCTCTCTACACCACACCACAACAACGCACATGGGTTGGGCTTGACCCAGAAGAAATTAGAAAAACCAATCATCACATGGTTGATGGGGCATATCACTATTCATTCAAGCAAGGTGCTGAATGGGCAGAAGCCAAACTCAAGGAAAAGAACAATGCGTAAACGCTGCCGCCGCCGTGTGTGGTCAACAGAAATCAACCCCATTGCTCACGCCATTGCTGGCGCTTGCGTCACTGACTCAGGCTCATTGAATGAGCTTCGGGTTGGTGAACTTCGCTCATTGGAAGCCATGAAGACGGGTGAAGCTGGTGTTCAGGAATGGCAAATCCTCGTGGACATGATGAACATTGCTGAAACAATGGGCAGAAACGGCATTGGCCCAGAGGTCTTGGAGCATTGCGAGATTGCCAATGAAGCCCTGTACCGCGCTGCCAAACGATACCAAGCCACAAAATCAATGGGTTTGACAGGTGAAGGTCTCAAAGCATTGGGTGACATCATGGAATACCATGATCTTCAAAGAACCAGTGTCTCAAGGGCAAAGTACCAACAGATGATTGAGAAGACCCGTAACTACCTAAAGTCGCATGGCAAGTATGTGACTCACATAGAGTGAAAAAAACAGGCTGGCCTCCCGGCTTATTGCAGGACGACTGCTCTAAACTGAGTCGCTGGTTTGCATCCAGACCAGACGCAAGGTATCAAATCAGAATGATGTTTCCAAAACATGAATACGTCCGTAGCCCCAAGCTGCTCAAGGCGGTAAGGGAGCTGTCCTGCCAATCTTGTGGCTCAGACTACGGGATTCAGGCTGCTCATTCCAACTGGAGTGGACATAAAGGCCGTGGGGTGAAAAGTGATGATAGCCACATTGCGGCCCTTTGCCCAACCTGTCACCACGCCATTGACCAAGGCAACCTATTGAGTCGTGAACAACGAATGAAGCTATGGGTTGTCGCCCATTACAGAACCGTGAGAAAATTGACCCAATCAGGGATGTGGCCTGCCGAAGTCCCTATCCCATTCGACCCAATCTACGAGGAAATCTGGAATGAAGAAATATACAGCCAGCGTTGAGCAACAACTCCAACAGAACTCCGACCCTGTGATGGACATGGTGATGTGCTTCTTGCACAGCGTCACCAACGCTCACATCTTGCATTTCTCAACGACTAGCTACTCTGCCCACAAAGCGCTCAAAAGTTTTTACGAAGACATAGGGGGTCTGTTGGACGGATTTGTTGAGGCGTTCCAAGGTAAGTACGGCCTGCTGACTGATTACCGCCCTGTGTTCAAGCTGGCAGAAGAACCCCTGTCATACATGATGTACCTGAAAGACGAGCTGGCTCGTTGCCGTAACTCAGGCAATTTCCCTCAAGACAGCGAATTGCAGAACATTGCAGACGAGATTGCAGCCTTGGTGGACTCAACCATCTATAAGCTGCGCTTCCTCAAGTAATCCCATGCCACTGCGTAACGTCAAAGGTAAATGGTATTGGGGGTCGAAAGGCCCATTCGATACCAAAGCAAAGGCTCTAGCAGTGTCTAGGGCTGCTTACGCGAGTGGTTACAAGGGTGAGCAAAAAAATATTGAGCCGCCTTTGGTACTGGAATTTCAAAAAAAAGTTCCAGCTAAAAATTAGGCGTTCAATTTTTTTTTCAAAAACCTCGGGTGGTGGGGGTCAAAAAATAACCGCTTTTTTAGTGCCGTGAAACATTTTTTTTGTGTTTCACGGGTAGAAAAGTTTTGCAAACCGCGTGCAAGTGCTTGATTCATATAGAAAAAGCCCGCCACGCGCCACGCCGCCGCCGCTCTTGCCACGCTTCGCCATGCCACGCCGCGCCGCCCAAAACGCCCGCAAAAGCTCCGTTTTAAGGCTCCGCGCCGCGCTTTTGATAACCCGCCGCCACGCTGCCGCCATACCCGCAAAAGCCCCCGCAAACCCCGCAAAAGCCCCGTTTTTTAGGCTCTTGCCCGCCCGCTTTGGGCCTTATTTGCCCCCGCAACGGCTACACAAAGCCGCCGCGCCGCCTTAAAGCTGCCGCCCGCATACGCGCCGCCGCCGCTCTTTGGCTTTGTTTAACTGCCGCGCCCACGCTATGCAAAGCCGCCCACAAAGAGCCGCCCACGCTTGCGCCTTGCGCCGCCGCAAATACTCCGCGCCGCCTTTTGTAAGCCGCCCACGGTTACGCCTTGCGCCTATACGCAAAACGCCCACGCTTAACCCTTGCGCCTATACGCGCAAAGAGCCGCCCACGCTTAACCCGCGCCGCCCCAAAGAGCCGCGCCCACGGTTAAGCCGCGCCCGTTTTAAAGCCGCTTACAAAAAGCCGCAAAGAAAAAACCGCCCACGGGGGCGGCTCTTAACTTTTGGCGAAATTAGCTACAAAATCAAAATTAGGGTGCAACTCTTTGGCCCTTGCCACTGCCGCTTTGCAAGTTGGCGCGGCGTTTGTAGCCGCAAAGAAAATCAAGCCGCCTTTGTGGGCGCTATCTTGCACGTTTGAATTTTGCTTAACCCAAAGATATATCTTGCGTTTGTATACTTTGAAACCCGTTTTCATGCCTTGCCCCTTTTTAGTGTTCGATTTGTACAGTTACGGCTTCGCCCGATAACTTGCCAATATATAACTTGCCGCTATTTGAAAAAACGCAACAGTACACCCGCCGCCACTTGCCCCCGTGTTGCACCATGTACCGTGTAGGTATCTTGCGCCCGTAACCCGTGGCGGTGTACATAAGCCCGCGCTCTTGCCACGGTAATGGCTTTTCTTTAACCGTTACGCGCTCCGTTAAAAATGGCCCGTTTTCGCCGCCTTTGTGTTGCAAATATGCTTGCATTGTTTACCCCTTAATTTCGTAAATATCCGCCGTAATTGCTTTATTCCATTGTATTTTGTAGCGATAGCAATTTAGTGTTACGTATTTATAACGATAATCTGGCTTTTTACTTAAAAAGCTAGACCAAGTTGCGCAACAAACTCCGTTTTTAAAAGCAAGTATTGAACCGTTTTTGTGCTTTTGTAGCGTGATAGTTAGCATTTTTACCCCTTTGCCGTTTTGTTGATATAGCGGGCCGCTTCTTTGTCTACAAAAAATAGCCAGTTTATTGTTTTGTCTACCGTGGCGAAGCTGCGAAGCTCTTTTGTATCTTCATTAGACAAAAGAAACCCGCCCACGCCTTGCCAAAAATGCCACTTGCCAAAAATTAACGGTTTCATGCTTGCGCCCCTTTGCAAAGCTGCCGCGCTTGCGTATCAAAAAAGCGGCGGGCTTGCGTTAACGTATCAAAGCACTCCCAAAGAAAGCGCCCGTTATCGTCGCTCCGCGCTTGCACGTGGGTGCAACCGTCGACAAAGAGCGAAAGAGTAACGCCGCCCGCTTCTTTGGTTTCAATATAGCCGCAAGCCAAAGCGTAAGGCGTAAGCCGCCCCGCCTTTGTCCTAAATTTATCCATGCTTTGCCCCTTTGTGTTGCTCTTTAAACCTTGCCACGGCTTCTTTTTTTGTGTAACACATGTACTGCATGGAAACCAGATAGCCGCCCACGATAGCGGAGACGCGCCACGCGCCTTGCGCCGTTTTTTCAGTTGATACCGTCATTTTTTACCCCTTAATAACTTGAAAAGTAAACTCTAAACAATCCCCCGCATAATCGTGAAAGTTGCGGGCGTCATGCCACTTAACAAAATCCGCGCTATCGCTTACACCCACGCAAGACACTTGCCCCGCCGCTTGAAGCCATGCGGCTATCTCGCTTGATTCTTCGTCAGTTAGCTCCGATTCGTCGCCGTTTATCAAAGGGCAAGCCCAAAAAACGGGGAGCGTATAGGTAACGGTTTCAATTTTTGCCATGTTGCACCCCTTAAAGCCATGCGGAGCGCAACGCATAGCCGCCCGCGCTATCTTCTTCGCCGTTGCGCTTGCCATGCGGCGCGGGTGTACCCGTGGGCCAAAGGGCGGAGCCTAAGCTATAAACTAGGTCAAAGCCCATATCCATGCCGCAACCGTTGCAAACGATACCGCCTTTATCCGAAAACTTGCGGCCCGTTACGATAGAAGCGGCAAAAGAAATATTGCAAATTTCCCCGTTTTCCACAATAAAAAGTTCAATGCGGCGTTGCATACCGCTTGCCGATACGCTCTTTAAGTTGCAATACACCTTTTGGGCGGGTTTAATGCGCTCTAATAGCTCCGCCTTTACTTGCTCTTTGTATAGCGCCGCGCCTTTGGCTTGCGGCAGCTTTACGGCTTGCAAATGGTATTCTGGGTATGACGTAAAGAAAACGCGCCCCGCTTCTTGCATATAGATTGTTTTAGCCATGTTGCCCCCCTTATTTTGTGAAAACGTCAAAACTTGCAAGCGCAAGACAAACCCACGCCGAAAAAACCAAAGCGCCTAAAATGAATCGTTGCATGGTGTACCCCTTAAAAAACAAAGTGCAAAACGGTTAAAGCAAAGAAGCCCACGCCCAAAGCCGCAACCATAAAGGCGGGAAAGAAAAGGCCCATTGCAAAGGCAGTGCTAGAAATAGCCGCAAAGATTGAGAAAAACGCCGCCATTGCTGCTATGTTTAGAATTTTGTCAGTCATAAAAAACCCCTTTTTTACGTTTTGACGCAAACCCCTTGCTTGCATCATGTTTCATAGTATAGGGGTAAAAAATGACGGTTTCTTTGGGAATGTTTCGACACTATCACGCAAGCGCGGCGCTTTTTTGACGCGCAAGCAATGCAACTAAAAAAAGGGGCGCAAGCATGAAAAAAGGCACTATCGACAAACTTTGCGAAGCTATCAACAAAGCGCGGCGCGTAACGTACCCGCAAAAAGGCTATTTAATGTTTGCGGATATACGGGGCGACGGTATGCGCCGCCGCCGTGTTTACATGATAACGGGCGAAGCGGGCGGCGTAACGGCTATACACAATGGCAGCTATCGACAAACCGCAAAAAACTTGCGCGACGTTTTAGCGGTTCAATCAGTTTTTTAAGGAGTTACACAATGCAAGCATGGTTGCAACACAAAGGCGGGGAAAATGGCCCCTTTTTGACGGAGCGCGTAACGGTCAAAGAGAAGCCGTTACCGTGGCAAGAGCGCGGGCTAATGTATACCGCCACGGGATATGGGCGCAAGATACCCACGCGCTACATGGTGCAAAGCGGGGGCAAGTGGCGGCGGGTGTATTGCTGCATTTTTTCTAATAGTGGCACGTTATACATTGGCAAGCTATCGGGCGAAGCCGTAACCGTTCAAATTGAACACTAAAAAGGGGCAAAGCATGAAAACGGATTATGAAACAACGGGCAAGCTATACCCAAAATTAGAAGCCTACACAAAGGGCAACGCTTCGCAAGCCATGCCCGATACGGCGGCGCTCTATTATTTCGGCTCTACCGTTCAATTTAAAACGTGCAAGGGTTTTAAAGCCTTTTTAGAGCAAAGGCACAAAGGCCACGGCTTTAAGGTTTCCAAAGCGAAAGAGTAAAACGCCGCCCCGTGGGCGGTTTTTGCTTTGCGGCTTTTTGTAAGCGGCTCTAAAACGGGCGCGGCTTAAACATGGGCGCGGCTCTTTGGGGCGGCGCGGTTTAACCGTGGGCGGAGCTTTGCGCGTATCGGCGCAAGGTTAGAGCGTGGGCGTTTTGCGTTTTAGGCGCAAGGCGTAAGCGTGGGCGGCTCTAAAACGGGCGGCGGTACGGTTACGCAAGGCGGGCGCGTGTATCTGTATTGATAGAGCAAGGCGCGGAGCAAAGGCCATAAGAAGCCGTTACCCCGTGGCCTTTGCGTTACGGCTTGCCGTATGGCATAAGCGAAAAAAGCGCGGCAAAGCATGGCGCAAGGCATTAAAACGGCGGCGCGGGGCGGTCAAAAAGGCGCGGCGGGCGGTTGCAAGGGTAAAAAGCGCGGCTTTGTGGGCGCTTTGCGTGGGCTTAATGCGTGACGGCGGGTTATCCGTGGCAAAGGCTAAAACCCACGCAAAACGGGTAAAAAGCGCGGCGCGGCATGGCATAGCAAAAAAGCGGCGCGGCATTGCGTAAAGCATGGCGGCGGGCTTTTTCTATATGAATCAAGTACTTGAAAGCGGTTTGCAAAACTTTTCTACCCGTGAAACACAAAAAAAATGTTTCACGGAGCTAAAAATGACCTCTTAGACCCCCACCCAGGGTTTTTTGAAAAAAAATTAAAAGCCTTTAAAAATCCTAACCTTGCTTTTTCTCAATCTCCATCCGTCATTGCTTCCTTAAATATTTCTTCATACTCAGGGACATGTGGGATTGGTACTTCAGCAGGCCATAGGCTTTGCAGGACTAATGCTCGAACTGTCCTGTAATGCGCAACAACCCACAGCCGCTTTCTCTGGTCTTTGTTTAACAGGTTGCCTTGATCTAATGCTCCGTGGCAGGTATAGCAAAGGGCTGCGATCAGGTTGTCATCAGCTTTGATGCTTCGACCCTTGCCTCCACCCCAATTTGTGTGCGCAGCTACCACTGTGCCGTTATCAGCGCCGCAGGATTGGCAGGATAGCTCACGCACAGCCTTTAATAGCTTTTTGCTG